CACAGGTAGCACAAAAATAATTACAACCGGATTTCCTGTTGACTTAAGTTGGGCAAATGCCCGTGATAATGCTGGTGACGCTTTTGCAATAAATGATAGGATCCGTGGCAACGGTGTTGAGTTATATACAAACGGGACGGATGATGAATACAATTCAGGTTCTGCCGGGGTTCAATTTGACCTTCAAACGACTCTGCAAATGCAAAGCTATAGAAGCATTTCCGGCAAAAATTATTTTGCTTGGAATTTTAAACGCGCTCCAGGCTTCTTCGACGTGGTAGCTTATACGGGGACGGGAAGTATTGCAAGTGTTGCGCACAATCTCGCAGCGACCCCGCAGCTTTTGATTATTAAAAAGAGAAGCGCAGCAGACTCTTGGGTTGTATATACAACTGTTATAGATGGCTCTATGGATTATATAATTCTTAACGGAAGCGGGCCCGCGGGAAATAGCTCTAGCGGATTGCCAACATCAACTGTTTTTAATTTAAGCGCGGGCACTCAAGTCAATGGTTCTAGTATGACCTACATAGCCTACCTCTTCGCCAGCCTAGATGGCATAAGTAAGGTTGGCAGCTACACAGGCACAGGTAGCAATATCAATGTCGATTGTGGATTTACTGCAGGTTCTCGCTTTGTCCTGATCAAACGCACCGACAGCAGTGGTGATTGGTACGTATGGGATACAGAGCGCGGCATTGTCAGTGGTAATGACCCTTATGTTTGGGCCAATACGAGTAACGCAGAAGTCACTAACACTGACTACATTGACCCGCTCAATGCCGGGTTTACAGTTACTTCGTCAGCCCCTGCTGCTCTTAATGCAAGTGGTGGCACCTACCTGTTCTTTGCTATTGCATAAAAACCACTCAAAAAAGTGGCACACAAGACCTCTGCCAGTTCTGGTGGGGGTCTTATTATATCTGGGTATAAACGACACGTCAATGACTGCTACCGAGAAACTAATCTTTATTGCCTCATTTGTGTGGATGCTCAACTGGGGTACGAGAGTCACCTCTGTTGCAATTCAAGCACTCTCTTGACACCCTTTTACTTTCCTGATACAATAACCTTTGTGGAGGTTCAAAGACATTATGGCTAAAACTGAGATTCTCTTTGTAAAACCAAAGTCCCGTAAAGCTAAGAATCGCTTTGCAAATGAAATGCGTTCCTTACATGGATGTCGTGTAGAGAAACGTGAGAGTGGTAAAATCTTCCTTGCATCTATTAGTGGTAAATACTTCTTTTGGATGAATGAAAGTGCTGATGACCATTGGGATCTTGTCAAATGATTGAGTTTATTGCCGTTTCAACTATTACTTGTTCGAAGTTAAATAGTATGGTTTCTCGAATTTCTCTTCAAGAAAATTTAACCGATCAACAAAAAGTAGAGATCTATTCAGAACTTCGAAAATACAACCCAAAATGTAAATTTACAAGTAAAAGCAAATGAAAGATCAGTACTCTATCGAAGACAATGAATCAAAACAAGAAAAATGGAATCGTGGTCTTGATTTGTTTATTGAATCAGTTCTTAAACCAGATTCTGCACTACGTCAATGTGCTCACAATCAACGATGTTATCATGAGTTGATGGATGTAAGAGCTGATGTTCTTGAATATCTTAAATCAAAACGTTGGCACTAATTCACAATTTCACATGAATTTATCATTGCAAGAAGTTGACCATCTTATCAAGTCATTGGAAACAATGTCTCAACATGATGTGGCAAGAGCAAGAGAAATGATTGCACCTGGCGTGACAAATCATTCACAACTGATTCAAAAACTCAAAGATTATCGTCTTCGCTTGACATGACTAAGTTAATTAAACCTACAGACTCACGATACTTCAAACAAACATCAGATGAACCTTATGATCGACACACTTATGAGTTAATTCTTCCCACAGGTAGAACACTAGTCTTTCAAGATTATGAGCATCTTCGTGCAGTATGGTTCGAAGCTGCAAGAAATTGGTCAGGTTGTATTGTAAACGTATTGGGTGGTGAAGACTATGATGAGACCAAATCTCCTGAATCCTAGAGGATCTATGAAATTTCCACATAAATCATTTCCATGGCGACTAGAATGTTCTAATTCAGACACAATTTGCCATTTTGAGTGCGAAGAACACTTGCGAAGGCATATAGATAGGTATAAACTAAAAGCAAAAGATATTATTGTAGAGAATTGTAATGGAGAATCCTTTGTCTTACGTAAAAAACACAAGAGAAAAGTTTGATCGCTTTCAGCAAGTTATTGTAACTGAGGTACAGGTACAGTTTGATGATGAAGAACCTGCATGGATTCCTCTCTCTACTTTATTGGGTATTCAAAAGTTGGTAAATAGTAATAGAATGAGTAATAACTTATGATTAAGTTTATAGAAAAATTTTTTGAACCCAGTATCGAGTTTGATGATGATAATTTAATAGATCTAATTTTAGAACTAGAAGATCGTGTAGAATACTTGGAAAAAGAAAATGATTCTCTCTCTAACTCATTGACTGAGATGGAAAATAGACTTAATAACCGTGTTGATAGCATACAACCAGTTATTTATCAGATCAACGGGAGAGAAAAAAATGTATGACGATTTAGATGGATTTGAGAAGGCATTATCATACTTTGGCAATCGTGTGGAAATAATTTGTGCGATGGAACTTAGTGGTAGAATTACTGCAGAAAACGCATATCAACAAATAAAGGATGAGCTTAAAGATTTAAAGAAAATTCGTAAGAAAGTTAAAAACGATAGTGATTATGGATTTGAATGGACACCGCTGCATGACCGAGACTGAACCACATTAAGTAGTGTCACACCCCTCTTTACAAGATTGTCAAAGTCGTGTATGATTGACTCATGAACAAAAATCAACAATGAAATCCCTAACATTCATTCTCCCCGTTTTGCTCACAACCTCATCATTTGCTGGAATTGCTGCTAAGGCAGAGTATCAGGTATTTCATGAACAGCATTGCTACGAGAACGTAGAACGTTATGTTCCTGGATATTACAAAGCTAATGGTCGTTATGTGAGTGCAAGAGTAAAGAATAAGCGTCGTAAAGTGGGATGTGATCAAGCACAGACTGCTCCCACAGGTATTGCTCCGGCAAGTTATGGTGGTTCTTTCTATGGATCCTTTGGCAATAGTGATATTGCACATGGTTATCACCAACCACACTACCCTCAACAGCAAACTAACTATTATCCACAACAACAGCAGCAGCAACAACCTATTGTTATCAATCAACCACAGAATCAGTGCAATGGTAAACTCCTACGCATGGGTATAGGTGCTCTTGGTGGTGGTTTCGCTGGTCGTTATGCTGTTGGTGGTAAAAAGTCTAGCAATACCATCCTAGGCACAGTTCTGGGTGCTGGTGCAGGTAGTCTTATTGGTCGTGCTACCTGCTGATGATGAAGTGTAGAACTTGTAAACATTGGACTCCAGGCAAACATGGATTGGGATCTTGCACTGGAATCTTTCCAAGTTTCACTATGGTCAGCAAACCACCCAAGATTGATCGTAAACGTGGAACAGTGCAGAAACAATCCAAGTTAATTCGTGTTCGTGATGGCATTGGTGGACTTGGTACTTATCAACCATGTCCGACATCCATTGTTTCCACTTCATCTGACTGGGGTTGTAAAAATTGGACGAGGAAAAAAATATGATAGATAGATCTTTTCTTGAAAAAATTTCGCACGAGTTAAAAGAAGCTCTCGCGGAGGATTGTGAAGATTATCTTCTACATAGAAATATACCACTGCACTCTCATTCCTATGACAACATCATCATTCAGGCAATCAAAGAGGGATACCAAACAAACAAGTTTGATAGACCAATCCGTTTCGATTGAATTTTGGTCACAAGTTGCTAAGGAATCCGAACAACTTGGAGTCGATGTAGATTACTTTCTCGCAGAGTTTTATACATCATGACCGACCACGATAGATTGGTGAGCGCCATTCTTCGTGTGGATGAAATCGCCGCCTTGCTTCCAGATAATAACTGTCAACAGTTTTTATACTTTAAGTTATTATCAATCAGAACAGAACTTCAAAGTCAACTTGAACAGTTGACAAGAAAACAAACTCAATCTAAAATCAAGGAGTAATTTACTTAGAATGATGACTCAGAAGTTTTTCTACATCGTGAATCACTTTGTCCCCTTTCCTTCATCAGAATATGGTGGCATTTGGAATGTGGTGGCAGAGAATGATGACGAATGTTTTGACTTAATTGTTGAGAGAGATGAGGGATTCAATGAGGGGCATTACAATCGTCTTCGTGAAAATATCATGAAGGCACCAACGTATGCACTGTCAGAAGATCTTGATTCTGAAATTGTGGAGGAGTTTACGACATGATTGGTAAACTTGATCCCGAAGAAAGTGTGATGGATTCTGATCTGATTATTACAAATCGGAGAGCGAAAGCCATTATCAGAAGCATAACAGAAAAACTTACAAAACAGATTGCAGAGTTGAATTGGGAGTGCTATGATGACGTTGTTGTTGAGGTTGGGGGTCGCTCTGTTAGTGGTATTGATGTGGGCGAAGATTACAATCCCAAGTGGTCATCACCCAAAGGAACCGTCAAGAACAACAAAGACGCATTTATCATAATCAAAAATAAAACTAGAACTCCATTTACACCATCAAAACCCAATGAAACCTGATGCAACTATCTCTTGGGATCAACATCTCAAAAGAGGAAATGTGTGGAGATGTGAATTGGAACTCTCCATGCAAGACACACCCGGAGATGAACCGTACATATACACTGTGGAGGTTTATGTAGTGTCACCCACACAAGCACTTGCACAGTATATTGCGACTACAATGTATCCAGAGTTTGAATCCTTCTTGATTGATGATGAACCTTGCCGAAATGCCCCATGATTTCCCCCATCAACCCCCAAAAGGATATAGTTACGAAGCAACCAATTTCAAAACGAATGTGGTTGCTATTTGGTTACGGGATCACCGTAAGTATGTTTACACTTCTGATGATGTTCGGACTATTTGGGGATTCGTCAAGACAAAACGGGGAAGGAAGGGAAGCATTACGAAAACTTACCATGCCCCCATCAACTCAAATAAAGTAGGAAAAGAGGTAGATATTAACAATACTCGCAACTATACTGCGATGCAACTCAACCTCAATCCGTTAGAAAGTGCTATCTACAATGTATAGACCAACCCTAGATGATTATGTCATTTGGAAAGGAAATAATGTTGAAGGTTGGGTTTACTACATTGATAATGAAGATGAATATCTCACTATTGAGATTGCAGTCACAGATAAACTTCCACATCAACTTGATGCAGGAACATATCATAGAAAAAATCATGTTTTAATTATTTGCCAAAGTTATTATTGGCACGAGTTAGAATTTATTAAATCAAGATCACACATCAAACTATTTGAGGACTAATTATGTCACATCGTCGAGAATCAAAACAGCAACGTCGTGTTGCCATTATGGAGAAACGTCGCAAAATGGATCAAGTAGCAGCACAAATGATTCAAGAACGTGTTGAACGTCGTCTTGCAATTATTGAGGACATCAAACAAAAGATTGCAATGATTGAAGAACAAGAGTCTGCCCCAGCAGTTGATGCTACTGAAGAAGAGGTTCCAGTAAGTGAAGTTGAGGTTGTGTAATTTGACTGAATAAAAGTTACTCAGCTCCTGATTGTCCTATTACTGTAATCGCGTACCACATGAATTCTTATTTGACCGAACAACAAGTCGAAGAACTGGTAAACTTTGACTACATCGAAAAAGATCTTGCTGATCTTATCGAAGATGAGGAAAAGTTTGACATCAAAGACTATCTCAACTCTAACATTGACTACTGAAATGAACTTTCCTACTGAAACTGTCAACGTGCTGCCACACTTGAATGAACTGAAAGAAACTTGGCGTCGTCAAGACTTTCGTTTCACAAAGGATCAAAAGATCCAATATGATATGCTACTGCAAGCACGTCGTGAACGAGTTAGTTTCTTCTATGAAGCAGATCGTGTGTTCAAAGGTCCACGCATTGTAAAGGAGAAGGTAGTGCAACAAGAAGAAGAGTGATTCCACCTCAATCTCCTACTATTCTAAATAGTAGGAGATTTTTTGTAGACAGAATGAAGACGTTCGTACAGTTTATGACTGAAGTATATGACAAGGATGTCATGGGTTCTTCACAAATTCGTAAAACTGGTGGCGAAACTATTGGTAAAGATCGTAAGCAACCAGCATCAATGACTCGCAAGATGAAAGCGGTTGGTGGTGGTAAGATGGAACCTGAAAAATCAAGAGCAAGACGTAAGGATGCTGGACAACAGAAACCAAAGTCACAGATACAACAGCAACCAACACAGGCAAGAGGTAGTGCATCTTTAAGTGCAAAAGAAGCACAACGTAAGGCATATCTAGAGAGAAAAGCAAGAGAGAAAGGTGGAACTTCATCAGGAAGTTCTAAGGACAAGGAAAAAGCAGCGACAAAACTATTGTCAACGAAGTCAACCACAGTCAAGAAAGAACCATCAAGAACTAATCGTAAGTGGAAACATGAAGGTGGTGGTGGCATGACTCCACAGGAGAGAGCATCAGCAAGAAACAAAGATAGAAGTGCTAAGCTGAAAGCAAAGAAAGCAGAATTGATTAAAGGATTTACAGATACTCATGGAAGAGCACCAAAGGGAGCAGAGAAAACTAGATTGCTTGGATTAGCACATAAGGCAGCAAAATCGGGATCATAAAAGTTACTCAGCTGTTGATCGTTTCAGTTGTGTGAACACCCTGAGAGGGTCTTGTAAGGCGCTCTAAGGTGTGTTATACTGTCCACAGGTATTCATCCCCTATTTCGTGACTGTTACCCTTCGACCACATCAGCAACGTGTTCTGGATCGCCTTGCAGCATACGACAAGGGTCAAGTGATTGTTCCCACAGGCGGTGGTAAAACCATCTGTATGATTCAGGATACTATCAATCAACAGAACAACAGTCAGTCTGGCATTACCACTGTTGTTGTTGCTCCTCGTATTCTCCTTGCAGAGCAACTGTGCAGTGAGTTTATGGAACTTATTGATGGTTCTTATACTCACATCATGCACGTTCACAGTGGTGAGACACATCACTTCAGCACAACTAAACCAGAAAAGATTGCACTGTTTGCTAACTGTGCTCGTACTGCTGGTGAGAATCTGATTATCTTCACCACATATAATTCTCTTGATCGTATTCGTCAGGCAGATATTGAAGTCAACAACATATACTTTGACGAGGCACATAACAGCGTCAAACGCAACTTCTTCCCTGCAACTGAATACTTCAGCAATGAATCTGACCGTTGCTACTTCTTTACTGCGACACCAAAGCACAGTCTGACTGTATCTAAACCAGGCATGAATGATGGTTCTGTTTATGGTCAGGTGCTGGTTAATGTTCCTGCTCCTGAGTTGGTTGAGGGTGGATACATTCTTCCTCCCAAAGTTGTAGTTAAGAAGTTGCCTATGATCAAAGGTCGTAAGGTTGTATTTGCTGATGACTGTGATAATCTGTTGGAAACGATTGATGACAACAACATCAGCAAGACTCTGATCTGTGCTCGCACAACTCAACAGATTATCAATCTTATCTCTCAGTCACAGTTCTGTACTGAACTCGCTCAACGTGGTTATTCTTGGATGACAATCACATCCAAGACTGGTGCAATCGTTGATGGTGAGAAGGTTGACCGTGAGAAGTTCTTCGATACGCTGAACGCTTGGGGCCGTGATCCTGACAAGAAGTTTGTCTGCATCCACCACAGTATTCTGTCCGAAGGTATCAACGTCAATGGATTAGAGGCAGTTGTGTTTATGCGCAACATGGACTATATTGGCATCAGTCAGTCAATCGGTCGTGTAATACGTCTGGGAGGCGATCAGAAGACGTTTGGATTGGTTTGTGT